TCGCCGAAAGTCGCGATGAGGCAATCGCGATGCTGCGCCGCTTCGGCTACCTCACGTAGCTGATCACAGTCCTGATCTGGCGCAATGCCTGGTCACTGATCCCGCAACGGGAGATCCATCACCATGAAGATTCGCAAACGCTGGCTGCCCGCTGCCCAGAGCGTGGGCTGGTTCCAGCTGAACCGGCACGACGACCCCGAGCCGGCCGACCCGGAGCCCGCTCCGGACCCGGCGGACAACCCTGCGGACCCTGAGCCCGAGCCGGACCCGGAGGGTGCCGACAAGCTTGGCGACGCTGGGAAGAAGGCCCTGGAGGCCATGAAGGCGCAGCGCGCCGAGGCCAAGCGCCTGGCCGCCGCTGAGAAGAAGCGTGCCGACGAACTTGCCCGCAAGGTGGCGGAGTTCGAGGATCGCGATAAGAGCGAGCTGGAGAAGGCCACCACGAAGGCCGAGCGGCTCGCCGAGCAGGCGGCGAAGGCAACGAAGCGGGCTGTGCTCGCTGAGGTGAAGGCTGCCGCTGCCGAGTTCGCCGATCCTGAGGACGCTGCCGCGTTCCTCGACCTGACGCAGTACACCAGCGACGACGGGGAGATCAACACCGAGGCAATCTCGGCCGACCTCACCGATCTGCTGGAGCGCAAGCCGCACCTGCGCAGGGCCGCACCGGAGCCGCAGAAGAAGCCCGCGCCGAAGCCCGACCCGAGTCAGGGCGCCCGCCCGGCCGAACCGCCCGCCGACTTCCGCACCGCAGACCGCGAGACGCTCGAAGCCGAACTGGCCAAGGTCGCCCCCGGGTTCCGGCTCCGTTCGTGATCCGTATCCGCGCCCGCCTGGGCGACGGCCGCACCTCCATCGAGGTCCACGGTCACGAGGAGCACGCCGAAGCCGGCCGGGTCTGCGCCGCGGTGTCGGCCATCACCCAAACCGCGCTGCTGGGCCTGGAGCAGGTCGCAGCGCAGCATCCGGACCTCGTGTCCGTCGAGATCACACTGGAGTAGATATGTCGACCACACTGACGGCCGTCCGGCCGTGGTTCCGGCTCGACCGCCACGACGTGCGGTCGACCGTCCCCGCGGCGATCCGCGCGATGATGCAGAACGGCATCCTGGACAAGGTGTTCCAGGACGCGCTGCGCCCCGAGTTCATCTTCCCGGCCATCGCCGACAGCGAGCCGTGGCAGGGCGGCCTCGGCGACACCAAGACCTTCACCCGTAAGGGCCTGCTCGCCCCCGCCACCGCGCCGATCACCGGCTCGGACACCTCAGCGTCGACCTACAGCATCGAGCAGTGGTCGGTGACGATGGACCAGTACGGCAACGCCGTCGACACGAACATGCTCACCAGCTCGATGGCGCTGGCCAGCAAGTTCCTGGAAGATGTGCAAACCCTCGGCATCAACGCCGGCCAGTCTCTGAACCAGATCTGCCGCAACAAGCTGTACGCTGCCTACGCTGGCGGCCGGACCTGGTGCACCACGGGCGGCACCTCGGACACGTCGATCATCGTGAACTCGGTGGCCGGCTTCCAGTTCGTGCTGGTCAACGGCGTCCCGACCGCCGTGTCGGCCTCGAACCCGCTCAGCGTGACGATCGCTGGTGTGGCCAACACCGTGACCGGCGTCAACACCGGCACGAACACGCTCACCCTCGGCACGGCCCGCGCGGACGTTGTCGGCGATGCGGTGGTTGCAGCGAACGCGCCGATCACCATCCGCCCGACGGGCTCGACCCCCTACGACCTGAGCACCTCGAACACGGTGACGTTCGCGATGTTCCGCGCTGCGGTCGCCCGTCTGCGCAAGATGAACGTGCCGACCGTGGGCGGCTACTACGTGGCCCACATCGACCCGGACACCGAGACGCAGCTGTTCAACGACAGCGACTTCAAGCAGGCGTTGCAGGGCCGGGCCGATAGCCCTGTCTACCGGGACCTCAGCATCGGCCGGTTCGGCGGCATCGACTGGGTGAGGAACAACGAGACTCCGACCATCCTCGGTGGCTCGGCGGGCAACGTGACCGTTCACCGGCCCATCGTCCTCGGGGCCGGCGCGCTGGTGGCGAACCCGTTCGAGGGCATGGGCGGCCTGCTCGCGGGTACCGGCGTCGAGGATGTTCCCGACGTCTCGATGATCCAGGCGGCGACCGGGGTCGAGGTCGCTCGGATCGTGCGTCCGCCGCAGGACCGCCTGCAGCAGGTCCTGTCCACCTCGTGGTCGTGGGTCGGCGACTTCGGTGTTCCGTCCGACTCGCTCGCCAACTCGGACGCTGCCCTGTTCAAGCGGGGCGTCGTCCTGGAGCACGCCTGACAAACCCCCGCCGCGACGGTCCCAGGGTGGGCCGTCGCGGCGCGTGAAGGAGGTTTCGCATGCGTGCTCGCGTGCTCGAGAACATCGCACCGTACTGGAACTACGGCATCCACCAGCTGAAGAAGGACGACGAGGTGGCCGGCGAGTTCGCCGCGTACCTGGTGTCCACGCACTCGCCCGTCGAGCCGGTCGACGACGAGGCGCGCGCCCTCCTGGAAGCCCCCCAGGAGGGATCCGCGCCCCCCGCCGACGCGCCGCCTGCGGAGCTGGACATCGACGGCACTGCCGCTGATGTCCTGGCCTGGGTGGGCGACGATCCGGACCGGGCCGAGGAGGCGCTGGAGGCGGAGCAGGCGAAGGACAAGCCGCGCTCGACTCTGGTGAAGCAGCTGGAGAAGCTCGCCGGTTCTGGCGAGTGAGGGGAGGCCGCCATGGCTCTTCCTCCGCTCGCCACGGCGGCCGACCTGCAGAACGCGGGTGCCGTCGGCACGGACGCGGCGCTGGACCTGGCGTTGCGCCGAGCTTCGGCTCGGGTGCGCCGGTACACGCGGCAGGACATCACGCTTGTGGAGAACGACACGATCACCCTGCCGGGCGGGGAGCGGGTTCTGCGGTTGCCGCAGTATCCGCTCGTCGTCGACGACGCCCACCTGCTCACCGTGGTGGAGGTCGCAGATTTCAGCGGCATCGAGTGGGATGCGGTTGAGAACCGGGACTTCTCGCGGCTGGGGAACGAGCTGACCCGCGGCTATCCGTGGCAGGCTTCAACCCGGCTTATGGGCTGGCCGTGGAACCGGGCGCAGGGCATCTGGGCGCCGAAGGTACGCGTCACCTACAGCCACGGCTGGACTGAGGTTCCTGAGGACGTCGTCGACGTGGTCCTGGACCTGGCAACGATGAACCTTGCCAACCCGGAGAACCTGCGCCAGGTGTCGATCGACGACTACCAGCGCACGTTTGCCTCAGAGACCATCGGCAGCGCGGCCCTGACCAGGGATCACAAGGATGCGCTGCGGCCGTTCCGGCGGCCGGCGTTCTCGGTGGTGACGTCGTGAGCCTGCTGAACGCGACGCTGGCCGCTGGCCGGCGCGAGGCCGAAGCCCGGATGCGGGACACGGTCCGCCTGTACACGCAGGCCCCGGACACTTTCAACCGGGCGACGGGCCAGACGGTGCCGGGCCAGCAGACGAACCTGTACATAGGTAAGGCACGCGTGAAGGCGATTGCAGCCAGCACGGGCCAGGAGACCGAGGCCGGAGAGCGTGAGGTCGTGCTGCGCGAGTACGAGGTGCAGCTGCCGTGGGCGACGACGGTGCCGGGCGGTGGCCGTGTCCTGCCAGGCGCGCGGGTTGAGGTAACGGCGTCGCCGGATGCCCGAATGGCCGGCCTGGTCCTCTGGGTGACAGGTGAGACGTTCTCGGATCAGTCGACGACGTGGCGGATCAGGACGGAGGACCGGTCGTGAGCGTCCGTTTCGACATGTCTGATGTGCGCCGTCTCGAGCGGCATCTGGCGCGGGTGGTTCCGCGGGCGCGCCGGGATATGAGGGCTGTGGTTCGGCGGGGCGCGGTGAACATCAAGCGGGACTGGCGATCCAACGCCCGCGCGTCGGCACCGAAGCACGCTCCGTCCTACCCGAGTTCGATCTCGTTTGATGCCGCGTCATACGGGCCGGACATCTACATGGCGATCATCGGTCCGGACAAGGGTGGCCCGCAGGGCGCGCTCGGCAACCTGCTGGAGTACGGCTCGGTGAAGAACCCCCCACACCGGGACGGCGGCCGGGCCCTGGATGCCGAGGAGCCCCGGTTCGAGGCGCAGATGGCGCTGATCGTCGCCCGCGGCTTGGCCTGGTGGTGAGCGATGGCTGCACCACCTGAGGTTCTGCCGCACGTGGATGCGGTGCAGGCGGCGCTGGAAGGCGCTGGCCTCACCGTGTACTTGGGCGGTGCGCCAACGGATGCCGGCTGGTCGCCGCCGGACGTGTACGCCGTGCTGTATCCGGAGCCGGGTGAGGCGGTCCGCGAGTCCCTGGCGGACGCCCGCTCAGACTTTATGGCCACCTTTCAGGTGACCTGTGTTGGCGGCTCGATGGAGATGGCCCTGTGGGTCGCTGACAAGGTGCGGCAGGCGCTGAGCGGCCCCCTCGCTGTCGAGGGCCGTACCGCGTGGCGGCCGGAGGATCTGGGCGGGCCTCCGGTGCAGCGCGACGACGACACGACCCCGCCTTCCTGGTTCGTTCCGGTG